CCCGGCCGGGTCCTGCTGGGGCGTGACGATGAAGCCCACGCCCCAGCACATCTTCCCGATGCCGAGGATGAGGAGGATCTGCCCGCGGCGGCCCAGGTGCAGCCGCAGCCACCGGGCCGCCGCGGCACGCATCAGACGATGCTCCTCGGGGTGTGCCTCGCCTGGTACCCGGCCAGCCACGTCAGGCCCGCGGGGACGAGCGCGAGCACGGGCGCCTGGAGCCACACCGGGAGCGGGCCCAGCAGGCTGTTGTCGGCGACGACGGCGTTGAGGACAGTGATGGCGAGACCAGCGAGGAACGAGGCGGTGCTGGCCGCCTTCACCTTCGCCTCAGTGGGTGCAGCAGTCATGGTCAGCCTTCCTTCAGTTCGGCGACGGCCTTGACCAGGCCGTCGAGGGTGGTCTGGAGGTTCTCGATCCGGCCGTGCATGTCCGGGATCCGGTGGCCGGCCGCCTTGGACGCGGCGTCCTGGGCCGGGTTGCGGTACGTCCACGGAGCGACCGCGGCACCCTTCTTCAGCTCGGCGACCTCCTTGGCCAGCGCGTCCTGGCCCGCCGCCACCTTCTTCAGCAGCGCTTCCTGAGCAGGCGTCATGTCGTCCTCTTCCTTCGGGGGAACGGGAGCAGGCTTCGTCTCAGCCGGGCGCGGCGCACCCTTCTGCACCCACGCGTACAGAGGCCCACCGGGGCACGCCGTGGCGTACCCGTCGCGGTGCCCCTTGATCTCGGAACCGGCCCCGTTCTTGCGGAGCAGGTCGATGCCGTCACGGATCGCAGAGAGCATGGCGTCCGTCGGCTCCGTCAGCCCGGACGAGCCGACCAGCCCGACGATGGCGTAGTGCGCCTGGTTCAGCGCCTGATTGCCGTTCGCACCAGTCCGGCGCCGCAGCCCGCGGCCCTCCAGCAGGTAGCCGTGCGGGCAGGCCGCATAGTTGTACGCCACGTCGGAGTAGTTCTCAGCGGCGTTCGCGAGGTGGGACTTGCGTATCGCCTTCCACTCGGCGACGCACGCGTCATGGTCGGCGGCCAGCTTGGTGGAGACAGCGGTCCCCTCGTAATGGACCTTCACCCCCTTCGCCGTGGTCTGCGACGGGGCGGCCGACGCGGGCCAGCCGAGCTGGGCTCTCGTGACGAGCTTCATGAGCAGTTCCTTTCAGAGGAGTCGTAGGTATCTCGGGCTGAGCCCGATGGACCCGCCGGCGCCACCCCGGCCGCCAGTCGTGGCCCCCGACGTACGGCGGGTCTGGATCTCCACCAGCAGAGACGACAGCCCCCGGTACGGGGTGAGATCGAGGACAGTGGATGCGTACTGAATCGTGTACGTCGGGGCCACCGTCCCCGACCACACGACAGCCCCACCGAGGAGCACCTGCCAGGCGCCGCCCGTATTCGTGCCCGACACCTGGTCACCGACCGTTGTCAGCCCGATCGACAGGGACGCGGTCCGCGGGGTCATCACGCCCTCCCACAGCGTGCTGAACGTGGTGCTGTCGTTGAAGGCCATTGCCGTGAACGCGGTCGGGTACAGGGGCAGCTCGTCGCGCTCCCAGCCGGTGCGCGCCTGCGCGGCTACCTGCTCCTCCAGGGCGGCGATGCGTGACAGAAGGTCGGTGCTTGGTACGCGTTGTGCCATGTCACACCGCCGCGCAGGTGAGGCGGACCCGCTCGGGCCCGGCCGACGCTGTGTTTTCGATCCGCACGATGCGCAGCACCCCTTGCCTGCCGTTGGGGCTGGTTGGCTCCGGGTCGATCACGAACAGGGCCTCGTCCCCGACCGTGTACGTACCGAACACGGGGTCGGAGTCGGCGGCCACGGTGAACGTGGGCTGGGTCTGCGCGGTCGCCCGTGCGGTCAGCTCCGCAGCGGCCAGGCCGTTGATCTGGGCCTGGTCGATGACCCCGTCGTACGAGGTGACCTGCTCTAGGAGCGGCCACCCGGACGCGAGGCGGTCTGTGTCCTTGGCGACGGCGATGACCTTGGCTTCGCCGGTGCCGTCGCCGAGCGCGGACACCTCGGTTGCGGATGCGGTGCCGTCCTCGGGCCAGTCGTAGTCGAGGATGCTGGAGCCGGGGCCGCCCTTCACGAACACCAGCCCGGACTCGGCCGCAGTCCGCCCGCGCCGCGGGAACCACGTCTTGACTCGCCGGTACCGGGTGGGCGGCAGATTGTTCGCCGCAGGGTTCCACCCGACCTCGATCCCGAAGTCGAACCCGTCCTCAGCGGCCGCGAGTTCGGCGATGGCTTTGTAGATCTCGGGCCGCTCGAACCCGAAGTAGGTGACGGTGCGGTTCACCCCGTGAGCGGGGGCGGTCAAGGGGTTCGTGTCGATCCGCAGGTTCCCGCCCGGCTGCGCATTCGCGTACTGAAGCAAGGACCAGACGATGTATTTCTGGTCACCGAACAGGCGCTGCCCGTCGGGCACCATGGCCGTGTTGAGGATCATCGACGCGTCCGTGGACAGCGTCTGCTTCACGTACCGGTGGGTGTAGTACGACATGAACTCTGCGGCCTGAATCGCCTTGCCGCCCTTGACGATCTCCCTCGTCCAGACGATGCCCGCCCACACGATGACACCGTCCCGGTCCACGTACAGCGACGTACGCCCCGGCACCGTGGCCGCGTCCGGGTCCAGCGGCAGCGTGTCGTCCGCATACGGCACCGTGCCTGTCAGTACCCCGATCCCGTTCAGCTCCGTGCTGTAGGACACCCCCGACAGCGGGAGTTCAGCGAGGACCGTGTCCGTGAGCAGGTCACAGAACAGGTACGTATACGTGTGCTCCGGATCTGCCGGCCCGGCCAGGAGGAGCGCGGACGACAGCGCGGTCGGTGTCGTCATACGGCACGCGCCGAGAAACCATCGAGCTGCCAGCGCACCGTGTTCGACGCGGCGATGTCCCCGTTGATGACGGTGATCGCCCCGTTCGACGGGTCGACACGCACCGTCCCGTACCCGCTGGCGAGGCTGTTGCCGATCACGCACCGAGACCAGTACGCAGGCCACAGCGCTGCCGGGACCGTACCGATCGTGGCCGTGGCACCCGCGGCGACCGCCACCCCGGTGACGTACCCGGACAGCTCCAGGCGCCCGTCACCCGTGATCCGCGCCATGGCCGGTGCTTCGCTGACTCCTCCGGTGTAGTTGCTCCACGCCCCGCTGAACGTGATCGCCGTCCACGCGGTGGCCCTGGGGACCATGTCCGCGGTCGTCCCGTCCAACTTGCCGTAGACGTACTTGTCGAGGTTCGTGAGGTAAAGCACCTGCCCGGGGTGCGGTCGGGACGGGGCGATCGTTGACGCCACCGGCAGGATGCCGCCAGCTGCGACCGCGAAGTTCCTGGCGTCGAAGATCTGCCCGGTGGCCACCGATGTCTGGGACGGGCCGATCGTCAGGTCCGCGATCAGGGAACAGTTCGGCGGCAGGGACGGGCGAGTCGCGGCGCCGGCTGACGCGGCATACGTCCCCTGGATGATCTCCAGGCGCCACTCGTTGGCCGAGCCCGCGGTCTCCGCGTCGTACACCGAGGCGACCACGCAGTCCTTGCGGTACTGGCCGGCGCCCCCAGCAGGCTGCACCGTCAGCGTCTTGTCCGCGTCGTTGACGCACACGTAGGTGCCGAGGCCGCCGGCGTCATGATTGTCGATGAAGCAGAACCCGGCGGACACGATCACGGTCATGTTCGGGGTGGGTGCGGCACGGGCCTTGAACTGCTGGTTCTGATAGCTGGGCTTGATGCCCTGCCGGATGCGCATCGGCGTGGACTCGTCCACCAGGAACCCCGGGTAGCCGAGCATCGCCGACAGCACGAGCCGGTCCGTACGGGCCGGGTACGAACCGGCCTGCATCCACGCCGGGGGGTTGATCTCTGCCATGAGGTGGCCTCCTTACAGGCTGGTATCGCGCCAGGTGACGGTGAGTAGAGACGGCTGCCCCGGCGACCCCGGGAGAGCCGAGCCGCGGTACGCGAACTCGTTGAACCCCGGCTGAAGCACCGGCCACATGGCGCCCGAGCGGAGCCACGACCGGCGCGGGCTGGTGCCCATGTACAGCACCGCCCGGGTGCGGGTATCGATGAGGAGGTACTCCCCATCGCCGAGCGTCGCGTCGATCGTGATGGTCGCTCCGTTGTTGGTCTGCTCAACCGACGGGTTCGCGACCGGGCCGTCAACACGGAGCACCGGATACGCCGGGGCGTCACCCCCGTTGACGGCGGTGAGACGCCCGGACTGCCCGGCCGCCCCGTACGCCCGCGGGCGCACCAGCGGATACGTGCGGCCCGTCGCCGGGGAGTACGCCGTCGTCGTCGCCGACCGCTCGTCCAGCCCGTACAGATGCGGGTCCGCGCAGTACAGCTCCAGGGCTGCGGTGCCGGTACGCCACAGGTTCTCCGCGTCATACGGGATCGACCGGCGGCGGACCTTGCCGTAGACGAGAGTCCCCTGGTCCACCAACCGCAACGCGTCCGGCTGACGCTGCGGCTGCGTCGCCGCCCGCAGCGCGAGAACCAGCTCCCGCAGTTCGTCGGGGCTGTCCGCGCGCAGGCCGAGCCCGAGCTGGATCACACGCGGCCCCGTGTAGTCCGGGCCCGTGTAGTCCCCGTGCTGCCCCGGGCGCTCCATGTCGTCGGACCGAATGTCGGGCAGGTCGTCCAGGCCCTCGATCGCGGTGACGTGGTACCGGGACCCGGGACCGAACTGGAGGGTCCCCCACTCGATGGTGCCGATGCGCTGCTGTGCCATGGTCACCGCCCTCCTGCGAGGCTGCGCCACGACAGCGCGCGGATGATCTCGTCCGGCCGGGTTTCCGTGCCGTACAGGTTCCAGGTGTGGTGCGTGTCTCCGCCGCCCGTACTGCCCGCGTACGAGGCGGACAGGGCGGCTGGGGACGGGACAGAGCCCAGCGCCCGGGTAGCCACGTCAGCAGCCCCCACAGCTGCGGCAGCCATCGACGCGGACGCACCGGCCACAGCGGACCGGGAGCGGAGCATGCCCTCCCGCAGCCCGGCTCCGGACATCTCGCCGAGCCCCATGAACACTCGTGACGGCGACTTGATCTTCAGAGCCTTCTTGATCGCCTTGACCATTGCGGTGGCGATGCTCGTCATCTGTTTTTCGATCGAGCCCTGTTGTTTCTTCAGCCCGTCAACGAGGCCCTGAGCTGCCCGAACCCCGGAGTCGTACAGGGCGGTCGCCACCGTCGTACCCGTGGTCGACGCGGCCTTGGCCAACTGCGCCTGGAGTTCGTTGATGCGCTTCAGCTCGGCCGGCGTCGCGCGGGCGAGCGCCTCAGCCGTGGCCGCCCCGCCCTCCACGCCGCGGTCAGCGATGTCGCCGAGGAGGTCGCTGCGCAGTCCCGCCTTCTTGAGCTTCGCGATGTTCGCTGCGAACTCCTGCGTGCGCTTCACCGCCTGCTGCAACCCCACGGTGATCGCGGTGACGGAGTTGACCAGGCCGAAGCCCTGCGTGATATCAGCCTCGCCGAGGATGCTGCCCTGAATGTCGGCGGCCTTCTTCGTCCGCGTCTTGATCGCGTCGTCGAGGGCCTTCTGCGCGGCCTTCAGCTTCGTGGCCACACCGTCGCGCGCCTTGGCCAGGGACAACAGGCGCTTGTTGTCCTTCTCCACCCGGGTCAGCAGCGAGCCGAGGCCGGTGGTCTTGGACTTGTTGCCCTTGTTGATCGAGATGGCGCGCTCGATCAGGTTGGTGATGCTGGTCAGCTTCGACTTGAGGGACGCGGTCGACGCGTCGATCCCGTCGATGAGGCCCTTGATGATCGACTTACCGGCCGGCGTCAGCAGGCTGGCGTCCTTCTTCTTCGGGCCCTTCCAGTCGGGGATCTTCGCCGTGATGCTGTTCAGCGTCCCGGACAGGGACGGGATCATCGACGTGATCCCGTTGATCAGACCCTGCATGATCAGACGTCCGGCGTTGCTCAGGATCGACGACGGGGACGGCAGGGCGTTCCGGATCCGGCCCGGAAGCTCCGCGATCCGCTGCCCGGCCTGCAAGACCATGGTTTGGAGCTGCGCAACGAACCCGGCCGCCATGCGCTTCCCGGCCGCGGGGATCTCCGAGACCATCCCGACGACCACACGGACCGCGGTCGCCCGCATGTTCGTGAAGGCGGTGGACGCGTCGGCGTTCAGGTTGCTCATGCCGGTGGCGGCGGCCCGCATCGCCCCGGTGAAGTCACCCTGGAGCAGCGCGGCCAGCATCTGAACGATCGGGATGGCGTACCGGGTGATGAAATCGGTCAGCACCGACAAGGCGCCGGTCACGAACTGGATGACGATGTCGATGACGGGCCGGATCGCGGGCAGCACCTCGTGCAGGAACGTGGCCGCGAACACGATCAGCTGCCCGATGATCGGGGCCAGCTGTACCAGCAGGTCCGCGAGTGCCACTGCCAGCTCACCGAGCGACGGCGCCAGTTGGACCAGGGTCTCCGTGATCTGCGGGAACACCTCGGCCGCCATCTGCACCAACGGCGGCAGGATCTCCGCGAGGATCGGCCCCAGCGACGCGAGAAGCGGCACCAGCTGTGCGGCCAGGTTGTCGGCGAGAGCCTGGATCGTGGGGGCCATCTCCACGAAGAGCTGCGCCAGGGAATCAAAGAGCGGCACCAGGGCGGGTAGGACGGCGGCGATCAGCTCACCGGCCACCTCGACGAGCGGGAGCAGCGACACGACGAGGGATCCGACGGCGTCGGCCGCGGACCCGAGCACGGGGCCGAGCGCAGTCAGGATCTCGCTCAGCGCTCCGCCGAGGACCCGCACCAGTTCCTGCGCTGGCGGGGCCAGCTTCTCGATGACGGGGCCGAGGACGGCCAGGGCCTGCGCGAGGAGCGGGCCGACCGTGGACGCGACCACGCCCATGGTCTGCGACAGGGCAGCCAGCGCCCGTTGGAACCCGGCGGACGCGGTCGCCTCACGGAGGCTGCCGGTGATCTGCTCCAGGGTGGAGAACAGCCC